TCAACAAGAAGCAGTACAGGCTTTCTTGGGAGGAGTGGCTGCAATATCAGAAGGAAGCCGGTCCGCGGGTATACAAAGCACTAGAGGAGCTATTCAACAGCGAAGACTACAAGAACGAGTCAGACGAGGAGTTGAAGCGCGCAATGGCTATAACCGCGGCCATGAAGGCCAGAAGGCCGGTATACTTGAAAGTGAGAGAGCGCGTTGCGAAACGCGTGGGAGTCACTTTGCCGGAGCGCAGAGGGAGGGAGCGGCCCGCTGTCAGGCGTGAGAGGAGATTGTGATGGACGCCGAGGTGATCAAGCTCATCAGCCAGGGCGGGCAAAGCGTCGCTGTCATCATAACCGTGTTCCTGTTCCTGCGGTTCCTGCGCGAAGAACGAGAGATGCGCAGGCAGGAGCAGAAGGAGCAGCGTGAGCAGTATCACGAGCTGGCGCAGGCAGTGAACTCGCTGTCAGGCGCGGTGCGTGAGTTCAGCGGCCAACTGTATGGCCGCATTGAGTGCCCTATGAGGAGCAAGCAATGACCAAGCAGAAGACACAGGATGTGAAGCCCATGTGGCAGAGCCGGACCGTGTGGGCGATGGGCGCCATAATCGCCGCCTCGCAGACGCCGTGGTTCAAACAGTTCGTCCCCGAGGACATCGCTGTCCCTCTCACAGGCGTAGCCGCGATCGTGATGAGACTCATCACCAACAAGCCCGTAGGGGTCAAGATCTAATGCTGATAGTACTGGACCCCGGCCACGGCGGAAAGGCTCCGGGGGCCGTCGGCGTGCTGGGCTCGACGCGGCACAGAGAAAGCGATGTTGCGCTGCTCATAGCCCGGCGCATCAAAGAGCCGCTGGCGCGCAGGCATAAGGTCGTGTGGACCAGGACTTCGGATGAGAACGTCACCCTGAAGGCCCGCGTTGAGATAGCCGAGGCGAACAATGCCGATGCCTTCATCAGTGTCCACATGAATGCAGGCCCGGCGCAGGCCCGAGGATGCGAGATATATTACGCTGAAGGCGATGCCGAGTCCATGCGCTTTGCCACTCGCATACTGACGCGGGTGGCAGCTATATATCCCGGCTTCGTTAGCCGCGGGGCAAAGCCTGACTGGAAGAGCCAGCACAAGAGCCTGTATGTTCTTCAGAGGCAGAAGGGGCGCAGGCTGGCCGTGTTGATCGAGGCGGCGTTCATCTCGAACAAGGCAGATCTGGAGATGGCGCTAGGCCCGCAGTATGGGCTTGCGCTCGGGGAAGCTATTCTGGGCGCACTGGAAGCGGCCTGACCACTATCGTCACACCCGGCTCCCTGTCGGCGTACACCTTAGAGCATATGATCTTCGCCACCTGGCTGTCGTTTCTGAAGACGATGGCCTGAAGACCGTCCTCTACATTTCGCACGAGCTTGCTCAGGTCGGGGTTGGTGGATACGTATTTCGGCGCGCTGGCCTTTACGGTCCCATCCGGGCGGAAGTGGCGCTTGAGGCGCGGCATCTCAAAGGTCAGCTCCAGCTGAACAGGGCCTGCGAACATCTCTCTGCCCTCCATGTGCAGGAGCGCCTCGTGTGAGATCGCCGACCGCCACAGCCGGTGTCCTTTGGCCGCCTCGACCAGGACCGGCCTGCCTTTCACCATAAATGCGGTCTTACTTCCCTGTGGAACAGGGATTCCCACCACTTTGAAACTCAGGGGCTTGACATTCATGGCATCACCTGGCACAATAGCATTGAAGAAGTTCTGAGCATATTTCCGTTGGTGTTCCTCCGACGGATAAGCCCCCGGACATCATGTCCGGGGGCTTGCTTTGTCATGCCCGCACCTCAGGCCCCGTAAGCCCGTCCTCCGGGCGCACAGCGCATGCGGCGCGAAGGTCCGCCAGCAGGGCCGGTGGGATGTGGTCCTCTATGCCACTGCGCTCGATAAGCAGGAGTGCATAGGTGTCGAGCGTGCGCGCGACCGACGGGTGCAGGGAAGTCAGCTGTGTGAACATCTCGCCGACCATCTGCCATCCGCGCACCTGCCCTGTGAACCGCAGAGTGACCTCGTCCGGCCTTGCCTGAGCGAACAGCACAGCACGCAGTGACATCGTGGCTATGCATGCCAGCGTGGCGTCGGCCAGGGCTCCAAGATACGAAGCGTCCCGGTTCATGAGCTCCGCTATACCCTCGGGTGTGCCGCCCTCGGTGACCAGCTTCTTGAGGGTCTCATGGATGCGGCCTGCGCCCACCGGAGACGGCAGGCGCAGGATCTCCATCACTGCGCGGACGGCATCCCTGATCCCATCCCATTCGTCAGAAGCGCCTTCGAGCCGCTCCATGCACTTGGCGGCCCGCCGTAGCGCGCGGGGCGTCTTCAAGGCCACCTCGGCACAGGACACAAGCGCCATCATGCCGACAGCGTCGGACATATGCACCCCTAGGGCCGACCATACAGTGGCGTCGGTAAACTCTGGTTTGATTCTCATGTTGGAGTCAAGATACAGCATCGGCATTCCTCCCGTATTGTCTCAGTGTCTGCTCGATATCGTGCAGACATGACTCAGCTTCCAGTCGTGCGGTGCGGAATCCCCCGTTGACAGCGAGCAAGAAGCGCTCGAACCCGACGCGGTCCTCCAGTGTGGCGTTAGAGCGCTCGGCGCGCCTGCAAAGATCCTCTATGGCAGGAACGTCGGACGCATCGCACCACCGCCTGACGACATCCAGTTCGCCTGCCAGCTTGTTGATTCGCCTGACCGCGCTTTGCAGTCCTTCATAATCGTCGCGTGCCACGACAAGGCGGCTCGCAAGGTTCTCGACGACGCGCTCCCACGGGCCTGGATTGTAGCCGGTAAGTCCTCCGCCCACGATAGTCATGACCCGGTGGCCGCCCGCGGAGACGTGCAGTCCGTGTTTGGTGAGCGTGACAGTGACGTTGTCCGGTGTCGAGTAAGGGAATGGCGAGTCAGGGTCCCCGACTAGCGAGCGCATCTCGCGCTCGACTACTGCTGCCGCGTCAAAGACCGGCGCGGCGAGGTCTGGTGTACTGAGCTGTTTCATCTGGCGTCCTCCGTTTTGTCAGCAGGCGGGAGGTCAATCCTCTCGCCAAGGATATAGAACAGTTCACGTTCCGGGACTTCCTCGATGCCCGGCAGGCGCTCCCCGGCCTCCTCGGCAACCGCCACGTATTCCGTGGATTTGAGGCGCGGCGTCATCACCACGCACCGCTCCCACAGGGCTGGCGAATTGCGCAGATACTCTAAGGCTGCCTCTGTGTCTGTCACCCTGAGAGCACTCTTCTGGACCCGCCAGCTCACCGTCCCGTGAGGGAACTTCAGCGTCTTGGTCTTGCTGGTGGCAAGCTTAGGGTAGCAATAATCGTGCAGGGCGCGCGCATGGGCAGCCAGGATCTCCTCACGCGTCTTGCGCTGAGCATCAATAGCGTGCTGGTAGTGCATGATGGTGGAGTCAATCTCTGAGAGCCGTTTCAGGATCTCGTCAACCTCCAGGTCAGATGTGATTTTCACCATTGCAGTCCTCCCTGCCGTGACCGTGGGCCGCGATTATCCTGCGGCCGATCCATTCCGCTACCGGTACCGTCACGGCATTTCCAAGCATCCGGTAGCGTGTCGCATCGGCGTGTCCCTCCGTCCAGCCGTCGGGGAACCCCTGAAGCCGCTCACACTCCAGCGGCGTGAGGCGGCGAAGCCTTTGCCTGCCCTCAGCGTCCTGGACGATAACCGCCTGAAAGCGCCTCCGCTCAGGCATCGTCTGGCGCTTGACCAGCCCTGAGACATCCAGTGTGTCGGCAGTCTGGCCTCCATCCCAGTAGCACGGCGGCCTGACTGCCATCATCAGTCCCGCGCAGTGTCCTCCAGAATCCGTCGCAAATGACACGGCAGTTCTACGCCCAGCCGGTCTGACCGCCGCAGCATTCCTGCGCAGACCGTGCGGCTCAAATAGTACCTGCTCGGCACATCCTGCTCCAAGATGTGCGACAAGATAGAGACGTCTGCGCCGCTGTGGGACTCCGAAGTACTGAGAGTCCAGAATCCTCCAGCATACGCTATACCCGAGTTCGACCAGCCCCTGAAGCACTCGGGCAAAGTCCCTGCCCCCATGGGAGGATAAAAGGCCCGGAACGTTCTCGACCACGACCCATCGAGGCCTTGAATCCACGCAAACGCGTAGGAAGTCAAACCATAGCCCCGAACGTTCTCCGTCGAGTCCTCGTCTAGCCCCTGCTCGTGACACATCCTGACAGGGGAATCCTCCGCAAATAAGGTCAACTGATCCGGGTTCAATATGAACCTCCCTTACATCGTCCACAAGCCGCGCCTCCGGGAAGTGGCGGCGCAGCACATCCTGGCAGGCGGGGTCAATCTCGCACACAAGTTCGATAGACATGCCAGCCCTCTGCAAGCCAAGGTCGAACCCGCCTATCCCTGCAAACAGCGACGCCACTTTCATCGTGGTTGCGGCTCCTTTCCCTGCAAGATACGGACCTGTCGGCGCATCGCCTCGCCGCCCTCAGTGCTGTAGATGCGAAGCATCTGGACGGCTCCTTCGATGAGGCCTTCATTGTATGCCCTGTCTGTTTTCTGGCTGGCGCCAGCGACGTATCCATCAGCGTACCCGTCCTCGTAGCTGATGGCCGTCTGTTCCTCCATCAGCGCCAGGACGCGGTCGCGTCCTGTCTGGTACCCGAGCGCGTGGCCAGAGACCAGACCTCCGATGTAACCGATGCCGACAAGCATCACTGCAATCCACAGATACACGCTACGCATGTGTGTCCTCCTTAGGGACTTCGACGATGAGCGCCCGGTTGTCCCCTATGACCGTGTGTGAGAAGGCCGCATCTGACGTTCCAGCAGGCGGCATTGGGGCAGGCACTCGCCTGAACGCCCTGGTCATGATCAGCCTCAGGCTGTCATGGCTGTTCGGGCGCAGTTTGAAAGCGCCTGAGGCCCCTCTGCGGAACACGATTGCGAACGCCCGCCTGGCATCCGACCAGTAGACGTCTGCGCTTCCGGCCCACTGAGGGATCAGAATGTAGTGGAGTCTGAGCGACACGCTGTTATCCTGCCGGTGCCAGCTGGCCATACGGGCCATTCTGGTGCGGTCGGGCAGCATGTCAACGTTGACCCACTCAGCCAAATCCGTGCCCTCTCGCAGCTTCCTCCTGCTCGCGCAGGCGGCGTATCATCTCGTCCAGCGCCTCGGCGTCCACCAGTATCCTCCGTCCGATCCTGAAGGTGGGCAGGACGCCCGGCTTATAGGCCTGCGCCCGGCTGATTCCAAGCAACCGGGCAGCCTCCTCGACTTTGTATGCCTTACGTTCCATTTGTGGCCTCCATCAGAACCCCGATAGCAGCCTCAAGCGATTCTTCATCGGCCTCCTCTGGCAGGGTTCCGAACTCGCGCTTCATCCATGCGCGGGCTGCCCCGCGTGACGGGATTCCAGAGTTCTTGGCCGCGCTGAAGAATGCCTCCAGGTGCGTGCCGGGCGAGTTAGCTTCCCCCGTCTCCGTGTCTACGGCCTCCGCCTCCTCCGTTGCGGCATCAGGCACTTCGCCGGGCAGTGCTTCTGCCTCCAGCTGCTGGACCGATGGCGGGGCCTCTCCGGCCTCGACAGCCTCTATGTCGCCCAGCAGGTCCGAGAGGTTGGGGCAGCACTTCCTGAGCGCCCGTCTCTCCGCCGCTATGGCCAACATGTGGGAAGGCATCTCTGCCCACCTGCCGCCGTCAGCCCCGGCTCTTTTCCGCACACTTTCGAACTCACTCCACAGGACCACCGTGTAGACAGGCTCCGGGACGCCTTTCATGTAGACCCCGACGCGGCAGGCGGCTGGCGGCTGCTTGGACAGCCACACGTCCTTCCACTGCCCGTCTTCGCCGCACCACTGCGGCGAGGTGGTGCCAAGGAATCCTGTGATGTGCCTGCTCCGGAATGCGGCCACCCGCAGTCCGTCAATGCTCGTGTGTGTGACATAGACAGTGGCCCATCGCGGGTTGTCGCGTGTGCCGACGTTCTTCTTGAACGGGATGGCCCATATCTCGGGCGGGCTTTTCAGCGGGTTCAGGCCGCTCTGCTGACAGCGCAGCAGGAACAGCTTCAGCTCCGCGTCGCTACAGCCCGGCATAAGGCTGTTCTTGATGGTTGCAATCTCGTCGGGACTGAATCCCTTGCGCTGAAGGGCAGCCGACTGTTCTGACCTGACTGGCAGTGTGTCCATTTGTCTCACCTCTCTAGTGATCATTCTCAGCGCCTTCTGGCGCTGGCGCCTGTCCATCCCCTGCCTGCGCAGGTTCCGGTCCAACTCTTCCGCCCTCAGCTGGTGCTTCCACCTCAGGGCTTTCTCCGGGGGCAGCTCCTGAGTCCACGAGCGTGAGTAGCACGCCATGCACATCAGGCCCTCCCGCCGGACCTCCATCACATTGCATTTCGGACATAGCCATCGCTTTTGCAATCCTCATCGCCTCCTGTAATGTCCCGACCCTGTGGCCACGCCCGCGGTATGGTTCGACCACCATATACCGGCCAGATGGCGACAGGTATACCGCGAAGTCACCCATTTTCTCCGGCCTCCGTTCCGATGGGGTTCCCGGCCATATCGTAAGAGTAAGTCCTGTCCGGAAGGCCCCACAGGGAGGAGCCGCCTGATGTGGCCGTGTGGCGCACCACTCGGCCTGAGCGTTGCATCCTGTGCAGGGTGGCCCTGACGGTGTTGGACGGGCAGTCGAGCGTCTCGGCGATGTCGTTGGCCGTCATTGGTGCGACCGACGTGGTCATGACGGCTATGATCCTCTCGGGCAACGGCGCGACCTGCCCAAGCTCCGGGTCTGTGGCAAGGTCCATCGCCTCGAACGTGATGGCCCCGTCAGAAAAGACCACGGACACCCCGAAGGGCTCCTGCCTGCCGGTGTTGTTGGCCTTCGTGTGCTCGAACGCCATTCGCACCTCATTGGCCCCCGGCTCCATGGCCGAGCGCATCTGCCATTCATTGCGCACGCCATTGAAGAACATCACGGACCCGTAAGCCTGACGCCCGGAAGCCTTGGCCCGCTCGCCCTTTGAGATGTGAGACAGCGCAAGGCGCGCGGGGCGTCCGATGCTGTTCATGGCGTTGCAGAAGTTGATAGCCGCCTCACTGCGTTCAGTCTCGCCGTGAGCGGCGAACAGCGCCGAGTCCACGATCACAAGCGCTATGTCCTCTCGCTCGCACCAGCGAGCTATGTCCTCTGCGCGCTCGGCGACGCTCCTGAACTCCTGCATGTAGAAAAGCGCTCCGCTCAGTTCCTCCACGGATATCCCTGCTCCCCGGCAGATCCTGTGCAACCTGTCAGCCTGCACACTGGAATGCGTCTCCCAGTCAACATAAAGGACCTTCCCGGCCGATGTGGGCTCAAGGCGTTTCGATACGATTGGCAGGCCCGTGCACACGCTTACTGCAAGGCCTAGCGCCACAAGGCTTTTGCCGCTCTGCCCGTCCGCTGCCAGCAATGTCGTCTCCCCCTCGGCGCAGAATTTGTCAATGACCCACGAGGGCGGCTTTGGGGCTACCTTGGAAAGGTCCAGCGGTTCACGGTCCGCCCGCCATGCGACCAGTATCATCTGAAGCGCTGGCACCACGATATCTTCCCAGCCTATGTCCTGTCCGTGGGGCGTAAGTCTCTTGCAGTCCTCTACGAGCTCTCTGATGTCCCGCGGGTTGGTCAGCGCCGCCCGCACCGGACCCCATAGTTTGCTGTGGGCCAGCGGTGGGACCGTACAGACCTCCACTTCAGCGCTGAGCCCCTGTCGCGGGTCGTCCCATATCCGTGAGCACTCGATGCTGATGCCACACGGATGGACGACCGTGACGGACCGCTTACCTGTATGAACCTGCATTGGTAGCCTCCAGCTGTGGCGGGCGGCGGAACGCTTGCTTGACGGCGTTCAGCGCCTCTCTGCGTGTGAATCCTTCGTCTCCGACGGCGCTTTGATAGTAAAGCAGGCAGGCTTCGGCCGCCTCTTGGGATATACCTTTGTCGCGCAGTTTGCGCGCAAGCCAGAACCCCAGCACCGCCCGCTTGCCCGGACGGGCGCGCCTGATGCACCCTTCGGTTATCTTCATCGGGTCTGCGGCCGGTCCTGTCCTGGAGGGGTTGTAGACGGGGCGGGCGCGCGGCGGCGGTGGCAGCTCGGGCAGGACTTCCGGGTTCAGGAAGTCACCGTCGTTCGACCACGCAACACCCGCCCCTTCGGACCGCTGTTGCGGCCAGTAGTAGATCCGGCTGGCGTCACGGCACGCGCGGTCGGGCTTCAGGCCTGAACTTGAGACCCAGTAATACGCGCGGTCCCATACCCCCTCCCAGCGCTCGCGGCGGATAGGGCTGTCAAAGGGGATGACCAGCCGGAAAGCGAGATTGTCAGCACTGCAGCTGAATGTGGTGTGGGCGCAGTACGCGAACGGGGCAAGCAACTCGTCCAGCCTGGACATATCGCCCTGCACGTGGTCGAAGTCGAAGCATAGCGCCGTCACAGCGATGACGTTGGAGGCAGCCCGAGACTGTTCGCGCCTGTAAATAACAGGACTCCACAAAGGACCGCCCTTCTCTGCAACGGACTGGAAGACACTGAGGCGCTCGACCAGCGCTGCCCAGTCAATGGACGTGTGGGTTGGGCGATTGTCGGTGAGTGACGAAAACTCTGCAATGATCATCGGTGTTCCTCCACGAAAACAGTATAGCACTCAATAGACGATATGTCAATCAGTAGACAGATACATTCGCTTCATTGCCTCGCGGATGACCGGGTGCAGGGGCTTTTGCGGCCTGTCTATGATGCGTTTGTCCCTGTGCACGGCCTTTAGGCGCAGGTAGTCCCGTTGGTTCACCAGCGGCATGGACTTGTGGCAGGCAGAGCAGTACTTTGGAAGGCTGTATTTGCCTGTCGCGCGGTTGCGTCGCGGCATCCAGCGATAGTGGCATCTAGGGCATTCGTAGACTGGTCTCATTTGTCCTCCTTCTTTTCCAGCTCCAGCGCCCGGCGGATATCGCGGGCTGCCTGTGCCTCGACTGCGTAGAACACAAACTCCGCGGCATCGCGAAGTGCTTTGTAGCCCTGCAGGGTGCAGATATCCTGCATGCGGTACCATCCATTCCACCCATAGGATACCTGGACCGTCCTGCGGCCTTCGGCATTCCTGTACGCCTCGATGAAGCAGAAGGCGTGCGGGCTGACGATGGCGGCGATCGGGCGCGCTTCGGGCAGTTTCACCCGCCCGAAGCGCAGGAACAGGTCCATGGTGCACGGGCCGCAGAGGCGCTCCGTGCTAGTGCATTGGCATTCCACGGCGCCGGGCCGAAGCCCTGCGGCGTCCAGAGACTTCCATTCAAAGCGGTTCATCGTCGTTCCTCCGTGCAGTGTCCACGTTGCGAAGCAGAATCTCCTCAACATTGGTGTTCCTCCTTCCGGCCGCTGGCGGCGGCCGTCTATCCTTGCCTGGATTATACCATGGCATCTATGGTGTGTCAATAGGTCTACTCTGTGCGCCGGCGTCTATTGGGTTTGGGGGGTCCGGATGTGGGAGGTTGCGGGTGGTCCGGATCGGGTCCGGATGGGGTCCTGCGGCGGCGGCCGGGGGGGCAGTTTTCCGGGCGGCTCGCGGCGCCCGGCCCGGCGCGCTTCGCGCGCCGGGCGCGTGCTCGGATGCACGCGCAATGCGTTGCGTGCGGGCGGCGGGTGATCGCGGGCGGATGGCGGCGCGTGCGGGTGGGATGTGGCGGCGGCTCGTTCCTTAGATGATGCGTGCGGATGGGTGGCGGGCGCGGCTGATGCGGGCAGGATATCCTCCACGGCCCCGGAATAGAAAGAGCGGCCGTAGTGAATGTGATAACCACACGAGCGGCCAGCGCGGCCGTGGCAGGCGGCCAGCGCCTCCACGGCCTTGGATGCGGCGAAGCAGGCCACGGAGGGAAACACAAAGACCGGGCGCGGCTATTCCAGACCCCGACCGGACCGCCCCTTTGCGACGGTTTCGCAGAGCCGCGGGGGGGCAAAGATCAAGAGGTCACGAAGTGACCCGTCCGCATATCTTCTAAGCAAAGATGGAAAGGCACGAAGTGCCCGTCCGCTCTTTCTCTCTTGCAAAGATCAAAGGCCACGAAGTGGCGGTCCAGCTCACTCCCTGCTGGGAGGAGGTGGCGGGGGTGGGTATCCGGGCGGGCTATCGCCCCCGTAGGGTTTCCCCTCCACACATTCGCCTAAATCCCCCTCTTCTTGCGACTCCACTTGCGACAGGGGGTAACGTTTTTTACCAAAGACTTGAGTCCACTACACTCAAGCGCAACGCTACGCATAACGCCCGCATAAGCGTTACACCCCCCATTACGCATAACGTTACACCCCATTGCAACGCGTGTTGCACCCCCATTATTTTAGTCTACCACGCTCACGTGCAACGTCTAGTGCAACGGGGCGCAACGTTACGTTCGGGGCGCAACGCCCGCATTTTCTGATCCTTCTGCTCCAGCGGTCCCATCAGGGCATAACGTTGCGCCCCCTTTAGGGGGCAGCAAACGTTATGCCCGTCGAGGTACTGTAGGATAGTACGTACACGGGGGGGAGTATGAGGGGGGGGAGTGCGCTAAAACTCCGGACTTCACAGCTCAGTGCAGGGTTCGAAGATGAGTGTGGCGATGCGTCTCGCGCGCGAAATCGCGTATTTGGCCCCTGTGCGGCCCGTACACGCGATCTACCCCCTTTGGAAGGCTTCCGGGTCGTCTTGGATTTCAGGCGCGCTCTCAGGTCAATCCAGTGGCCTTTGCGGGCAACTGAGCACTGGTGGTCCGGGTGTGGTATCATCCTGTGTGAAGGAGTGAGCCTGTCATGGAGGATGTCGAGTTTCTGGATCTGGCGAGGCGTTTTGCCGACGAGTATCTGGTAGATTTGAACGGCCGCGCGGCACTTGAGCGTTGTGGTATCAAATCGCCGTCTGGTAAAATGGTGCGCAGGATGCTTTCCGACCCGGATGTCCGCGAGATGATTGAGGCGCGTATGGAGGAGCGTTCTTACCGCACTTCGATCACTGCTGACGCGGTTCTGGAGCGGTTGTGGCTTGAGGCGCGCGGGATGGCCGGGGACACCCTGTCAACGGCGAGGGTGCGTGCTCTGGAGTTGCTGGGCAAGCATGTCGGGATCTTCGACGAACGCGGGGATACCGGCAAGATTGATGTCGTGGAGGTAGTCATACGCGCCGATGAACACCCTGGTGACGGAGGTGGTGGACGGGAAGGTCCGCAAGAGGCAATACAATCTGCATCCGGGTCAGGCTCAGGCCTGGGATTGCCCGGCGAGGTTCGTCCTGGTACTGGCGGGGACTCAGGGGGGCAAGACGAGCTTCGGCCCGGTCTGGATGGAGCGCGAGATGCGCAGGAGGGGGCCGGGTGACTACCTGATCGCAACCGCGACCTATGACCTGTACAAGCTGAAGCTCCTGCCGGAGGTGCTCAGCTTCTTCAAGCCTCTTGGCTGGGTGTATTCGCAGAGCGACCGCATCCTCAAGAAAGGCGACACGCGCATCATCCTGCGCTCGGCGCAGTCCGAAGGAGGACTAGAATCAGCGACCGCGAAGGCTGCATGGCTTGATGAGTGCGGGCAGGAGGAGTTCTCTCAACAGGCCTGGGAGGCCGTGCAGCGGCGCTTGAGCATTCATCAGGGCAGAGCACTCCTGACCACCACACCCTACACCATAGGCGGATGGCTTTACGAGGTCTACCGCCGCGCCGTCGGAGGCGACCCCGACTACGGACTGATCAACTTCCGCAGCTGCGACAACCCCGCATTCCCGCCGGAGGAGTTCGAACGCGCCAGAAACACACTCCCGGACTGGAAGTTCCGCATGTTCTACTGCGGAGAGTTCACCAGGCCCGCTGGCCTGGTCTACGACTGCTACGACGACGTCGAGCACACCTGCGACGCCTTCCCGATCCCGAAACAGTGGCCTCGCATCGTCGGTATTGACTTCGGAGCACAGAACACCGCAACGGTCTGGCTCGCCGTGGACCCCGCATCCGAGATGATCTTCATCTACCGCGAGACGCTCATGGGCGGGCTCAGTATCTACGAACACGCACGGATGATGCTGGACTACAATGAGCCGGTCATATGCTGGTTCGGAGGCGCTCACACCGAACAGGCACAGCGCCTAGACTACCAGATAGCCGGTATCCCGGTCGCAGAACCGCCCGTCAACGACCCCGAATCACAGATTGACCGCGTGTATGCGCTCATAAAACATAACCGCATACGCATCTTCAGAGGCCTGAACGGCCTCCGCGGAGAGCTTCTGACATATCAAAGGGAACTGGATGAGTCGGGAGAACCAACAGAGAAGATAAGGGACAAGAACAAATACCACCGGCTCGACGCCCTCAGGTACGCAGCCTGCAGCATGCCGGAACCAAAAGAGATCAGCGCGGGCGAGGAGCCCGAGAAATTGAGCGACCGCCTCGAAGCCCTGAAGGAGATGAGGCAGAAGGGGATGCAATTCAGCAGAGGGGAGTGGATCATGATGGAGACAAGCCGTGCTGGAGACCATTATCTCGACGATTATGGCCTTTGAGTCCCTTCTCGTGGCGATGATGCTGCTGTACGCCACCATCGTCATACAGAGAGTCTCGAACACCCTTGCAAAAGTGGAGTCAAGACTCGAAGGTATGGAGCAATGCATCAGAGACCTTCACCCGGAGGTCTTCACGATGAGCGCAAAATCGGCCTACACACCGCCGGGCACGGACTACCAGGACGCACGCCCACTTGACAGACACCCTCTCCTGGAGGATGATGATGACGAAGTGCCGCCAAGCGGGGACGCGACAGACAGGTTTCTCGGGCCAAGGTTGAGACTATGAGCGATCCCGCAGGAAGAACAGAGACCGTTGTAGTCACTCCGAAGAAGAAAAACGAGCTTCTCGTCTGGCTGGAGGAGTGTTACCGCGACGCGCTTCAGGCAAGGTGGCCCTACGAGCGAAAGACCCTGCAAAGCCTGCTGTTCTGGGCTGGCGACCAGTGGTCCAGCGTCTACGAGGACATGACACGCCGCCTCGGACGCCGCATAGAGGTCCCCCCTTACTGCGAAGTCGCGCGCATCGTTGATAACCAGCTCCCCATATACATCCGCTCCATCGTCTCGATGGCCACAGACGCCCTGTCCGACTACCACGCCGTCCCGGCGACCAGCGACCCTGAAGACAAAGAGGCCGCCAAACTCGCGACAAGGTTGCTCAGGATCCGCGACCGCGAGGACAAAGAGGACGTCCTGCGCGAAGAGACGCTGCTGTGGCTCATCGGAAGTGGTGAGATACTGCGCCGGACATGGTACAACCCCGACCGCGAGAGCTATGACGGCATAAAGGGAGACATTGACACCGAGCTGGTGAATATCTTCCGCTATGCCAAAGACCCGCTCAGCCCGGACGTGTGGCCGCCACGCTGGCTGATCGAGATGGACGCACGCCACGTGGACTGGGTGAAGGCCCGCTACGGCAAGACCGTGGAGCCTGAGGACGTCGCGGACGTGATGCGCAACGTCGAGATCCTCGCCATGAACGTCCAGAGCGGCGGAAGCCTGCCAACAGACCGCCGCAACGAACGCACGATCCTCAAGCGAATGTACATCGCCCCCTGCGAGAACTACCCCAAAGGCAGGGTTATAGTCTGGGTCAAGGACCAGATCCTGGACGAACACGAGTTCCAGGCCGATGTCTACCCCTTCAGCCGCGCACGCTGGTACCATATACCGGGCAGGCTTTACGCGATGAGCTACCTAGAGCCACTGCTCTCCGATCAACGGCAGCTCAACATCCTGCTTTCGCAGCTGCAAGAGGTCAAAGCGCGCAACCTGAGGAACGATATCATCACACAGGGCGTCGGGTCCGTGCGCGAAGAGATCGTCGAGGGCACGAACGGACAGAAGCGCATCGCACTGGACCCCGGAATCACGCGATTCGAGTTCCTGCAGTACGAAGCACCCCTTGCGCTGGCACAGTCAGAATATGCGCGCCTGATGACAAGCCTGCGGGATAAAGCGGGGCTTGCGGAACCGATAACAGGACAGCTTGCATCGCGCCAGACCACCGCGACCGAGCTGCAGCTCCTGCGCGAGGCCGGGTTCGGGTCCATGGCGTATCACATGCGCAACGTGGACCGCCATATCTGCGAAGTGCAGATGCAGAAGATCGCCCTGGCAAAGAAGTATTACACGCAGGCGCGCGTCATAACGGGCGCTGGGCGCGCAAGCGAGGACGAGCTGAAGTACTTCTTCGGCTCGGACCTGAGGAACACCAAAGACGTAGTCCCAATCAATGTCCCACGCCTGACACCGGCGCTCAGGCGCAAAGTGCTGGTGGACGCGATATCTTCAGGATTGCTCGGGCCGTGGCTCGACAAAGACGGCATGCCGGACCCGTTCCTGCAATGGGTCGCCCGGACGAACCTGAGAGCACTCGGCCTGGACATAGAAGAGGAAGAGCTGGAGCGGATATTCGGCAGCTACGACGAGCTGAGCGAAAGAGTGGCACACCTGACGCAGGTCGGTCACGAGGCGTACAATATCCGTGCGGCATCGCTTATACAGCAGCTGATGCTGCAGGCAATACAGGGTCAGACCGCAGCGCAGAGTATGGCCGCTGGAGGCCTGGGCGAAGGCATCCTGCCGGTGCAGACATACGAGACAAACGCCGGAGAGGCCATACAGGGCCACACGAACGGCATGCCGTGGGTGCCCGCGCAGGAGAACAGAACGCCGACCGACGACGTGCTTGCATAAGTTTCGCTGGCCACTGCGAGAGTGTGGCGGAGGAGTAATATGCCTGAAGATATCGAACAGATGAGCGCTCAACCGGGGGACGCCTCCGATAATGGCGCACAGGAGCGCGACTATGAAGACGAAGTGGACCTCGACGACGCCGAAGACGACGCGCCTCCCGGCGATACAGGGGAAGAGTCTGCTGACGAAAGCGAGCAGGGCGTCGAGGAAGAGGACCCGTATGTAAAGCAGCTCGAAGAGACTGTCGAGAAGTACAAAGAAAGTCTCAGGGCTGTGACGCGGGAGCGCAACGAGGCCAAGGCCAGATTGCGCGCCGCGGAAGGCGGGCAGGAGCAGCCGCAATCTCAGGGCGAGCGTGGCCCGGAGGGCGAGCTGGAGACGCTGGCCCAACTGCTTGCGGACACAAGCGGCCTTGAGATCCCGACTGTCGAAGGGTACAAGGACGCCGGGGCCATCATCCACCCCATCCTGAAGGGCAAGCCGTGGGACGAGAACTCCGAGATGGTGTGCCTCGGGGACGTCGCCAACCCGAAGGACTGGTATCCGAGAGAGCAGGCCATCAAGCTGGCAGCAGCGGAGGCCATCCTCGGCAAGGTGGAGTCCATCAAGCGCGAGCAGGAGCAGGCCGAAGCGCAGGCCCGCCTGGAAAAGATGGTCGGCCAGCTGGAGCAGGCCGGAAAGGACATGTTGAAAAACGCCCTTCCGGGCCAGTTCACCGACGGGGAGATCCCCGACGAGCTGATGAACGCGCTGCGCAGCATGGCGGCCACCGAGATGTTCAACAGAGGAGTAACAGTCCAGCGTCTGGCCTCTGACGACCCGGAGGCCGTGAACATCGCGCTGGACACGATGAAGGACGTGGTGCGCAATATCCGCAAGATCATTGCAGTCTCAAGCCGCGTGAACGAGACGGCGCGCGAGGACGCGCGCTCCAAGGCGCCAATCCCGGCCACCGGGACGGCAACCGTCCCGGTGGAGAAGCGCACGTCGGAGATGACGCGCGCGGAGCACAGGCGCTACTTGCGTGACCTTGCGCTCAAGAAACTTGGTTTGATGCCTAGAGAGGGTTGAAATGCCTAAGTGGAGTACATTCGCGGATGTAGTCCGTGACCTCAACGCCCTGCTCAAAGAGTACGACATGGCGGGCATCGAGGATATCGCGACTTACCGGCATCCGCTTCTTGCAAGAATCGAGAAAGTAGTTGACAAGGAGGCTGCTTTCCCCGGAGCTGGCTTCGTGCCCCGCATCCAGACCAGAGCGCCTAAGAACGCTCAGGTCCGCGCAGAGGACGACGATGTGCCGCTGCCCGGCAAGCATGCCTACGAGAAGATGTCCGTTCCGGTCGTGGAGTTCATGGCCTCGACCGGCGTCACCAAGCGCGAGCTTGAGGAGATCGTGCGGCGTCCTACCGCCGTAGCGGACATCGTGGACGAAAAACTGGACGACCTGAAGACCGACATCCGCCTTCGCCTTTCGCTGGCGATGCGCGGGGACGGGACAGGCAGGTTGTGCCGTGTTGATGCAACTGGGTCCATCACCGGGTCCGGCACGGAGGCGTCACCCTGGGTTGTGCCGATCGGTGTTGCCACAACCAGGTTCAACTGGGGATGGACAGCGACCGACGTGATCGAGCCCGGTCTTCGCGTTGACGTCTATACCATCCCGAGCAACCCGTACAACACCGCGTGCACGCTGAAACGCAAGAACCTGATAGTGGCTGCCGTTAGCGACACCACGATCAGACTCTATGCGGACACAAATAGCAGCGGGGCAGGAACCATCGCCAACAACGACACAATCTTCCTGACCAACACGGTGATCCTGAACGAGGCCAACAACTATCTGCTTGGCTTCCAGGAGATGATGGGCATCTGGGGGATCGTAGACACGACGAACTCCCAGAACGACGACAGCGCGCGCGGAAGCCTGGGGAGCGCTTCGTTCCCGAGGCGCGGCGCTGGCGCTGGCGTGCGCTTCCAGGGTCTGGCCAACAGGGGCCTGTATTCGCAGCTCAAGAGCCGTGTGGTCTCGAATTTCAGCAGCGGCAACCCTGCCGCGTGGACCCTTGAGACCATCAGGCAGGAGATCCGGGCGATTGACTACGGAAAAGGCGGCGGGCAGGTGACTGCCATATACGCCTCGCCCAACACCGTGGCGGCGATCGCGAGGAAGGCTGCGAGCAGCTCCGAGATGAATGCCTACGTCCCCGTGACGGACGGCAAGATCACTGGAGGCTGGTATACGGATGCCATCCGCACCAGCACCGGGCGCATCGTGCCGCTCATCCCGTGCACGGAGATCCCCGACGGAACGGTGTTCGGCGGCGACGAGGGGGACCTCGTCCTGTTCCAGCCCGTCCCGATCGGATTCGAGACATACGGCCGTAAGGGGCCGTTCTTCCCGTCTCCCGGCAGGCGCGACCTGACGTTCGAGGCGTGGATGCGTTTCGTTGGAAACCTGGTAGCCCGCCGGACCGACAACTGGTTCGTCATTGAGGGCCTGCAGGTACCGTAAGCAGATAGCAGGGGGCAGCGCGAGCTGCCCCCTGCAGTATGAGGCCAGAGATGCTGACGACACTGAGACTGCCAGAGTATGTCTATGTCACCCCGGCCGGGGACGAGCCGGTGGTAGTATCGTCCGATTTCTTTGTCAGGCACAGGTGCTGGATACCTGTAGCACCCCTCGGGATGCGGGACGCAAGGGAGGGCCAGCTCGAGCTGCCCCCCGGAACCGTAGCGCAGATCCCGTTCGAGTGGTGGAACGACGAGATCGGCTATTACTACCAGCGCAGCCTCAGGGAGGTCCCTGAGGCCGAGTTCCTAGCACTTGCTTCTACAAACACCGTGGAGAACAGAAATGCCGTTCAAAAGCCAGAAACAGAGGCGGTGGATGTGGGCGAACAGGCCGGAGATGGCGCGGGAGTGGGAGGAGAAGACCCCCAGAGCGCGGCGTCTTCCAGAAAGCGCACCAAGAAAGCGTAAGAAGAAATGAGCTGGGAGGCCCTGAAAGACCGCGTGGCGCTTGAACTCGGGTTCGAGGGGCACGCAATAAGCGACCAGGAGCTGCTCGTTCAGGCGAACATCGCGATCAGCATCATATCGGCACGCGCGCCAAAGCTTGTTGTCGCAACGCTGGCCGAGACGGGGTCGAACCAGGCCTTCTACGGCGCTCAGATCAACACAGTCACGGGGAAGTACGTCGAGGTTGTTCTCCCGCCGGAGTATTTTCTCATCGAGACTGTGTGGGTGAACGGAGTTCCGGCGAAAGCCACGGCTTTCGACCAGTTCGAACAGCTGGACACAGGGGATGCGGAGCAGTTCGCAATAGCCGACCGCCGCCTGCGGGTCAACCACACGACACTGTCGGAGGTCAAGCTATACTGCAGGCGCGAGCTAGACCCGTACAACGACGTAGTCGCGACGTTTGACCCGCTGGCCGATTTCCCGCCGAGGTTCAGGTTGCTTCCTGCGGCATACGTGCTGCTGCAGTATCCGGCCAACCCGGACGTGCCGAGGGAGTCTCTCCGGCTTCAGCGCAACACAGCGCTCTGGGAGGCCGGGCTGCAGGATATTGCGCAGGTAGCCGCTGACAGGAGCACGTCCCGCTGGAGGTTGTAAGTGCCTCAGGAGATCATCGCCGATTTCTCTAAAGGCATACACCACATGGGTCTGGGCGCTCCACCCGGAACCCTTGAGAAGATGGTGGGGTTCAAGCCCTCCGGCACGACCGCAGAGGCCCTGCGCTGCAATGTGTTTGAAGGACCGGTTTACATACCGTCTGGCGACCTGGTAGAGGGCAACCCGCAGGACCAGCACGTTCAGGGTATATGGCCAATCCTGCAGTCAATCGGCGAGGGTTTCCTCGTCGCGGACGAGCGCCTGATATTCTGGCGCTTCCGCAAACAAACAAGCCAGGGCACTTTCTGGTGTCAGGTGCCTGTCTGGATAGCGCGCGGCCCGGTCGCTGTGGCGCAGCAGGATGCCGTATATTTTTCCGGGGCGCGCACAGCTGTTGTGCAGCCCCCCGACGCAAGAAGCGGCATACTGGACCTGCCTGCCCCTCCTCCTCCCTCCCAACCACCGGCGCACGAAGGAGAGTACAACACCGGGTCCATGGACACGGTGTTCAACAAGCACCTGATCACACGAGCGGCGCTGTGGGCAAGCAAAAGGCCGTGTAGATGGTTCTACCCGGCTCAGGACACGGCGCGGGTGATGCTCTACGAGGGCCAGACCCAGGAAGGCTACTGGGTCATGACATGCTATACACAGGAATTCCAGACCACTGAGCCGCCACCAGTCATGCCGGGGGACTGGTTATTCGCCTTCAACTACAGTTTCAGTCCCGCGTTGAACGCCTTCGACTGGTATTATCCGGTCAGGGTTATCTGGGTGGAAAAGCCTCAAACCACAACCGCGACGCAGATCAGGGTCGCCATTGAGCCGTTCGACCCGTTTACCTCAGGAAAAGAATATCTGGAGTTCCTCTACGTGGTGTCGCGAGTGGACCCCGTAGGTATAGCGCCGCCCGAGAACGCCCCGTCTATCAGCCTGCATGCAAGCGCACAGCAGACCGGCCTCGTAGAGGGCAAGTATCAGTACATGCTCACGATGTGGGCCCCAAAGACGCAGACGCGCTCTGTGCCGTCTCCGATGAACATAGAGTTCGAGGTCACGGAGCAGCAATCCAAGGCTCACCTGAAGGTCACGCCAATCTGGCAGTCCGAGTACAACTGGGAGCTGCCGCGCTTTGTAGATACGGTCGAGGTCTGGCGCTCAAGGTACAACACGAATACAAGCTCCTGGGAGCCGTTCTGGAAAATAGGCTCTATCAGCCTTTACAAAAGACTGCCGCAACAGTACACGGACAAGTACAGCCAGCAGCAGACTGTCACAGAGGCTCATATCAGGAATATGCAGCAGGACTTCGTGGATGACGGGAAGCCAAACGGCCGCCTGCTGCCGGGGGACGTCTACCATCACGATCCGCCGCCGCCGCTTGAGAGTATCAGGATATTCAACAGCCGTATGTACGGCATTCTCGGCGGAGCTGGCAACCAGTTGGCGTTCTCAAATCTGAACAAATTCGACTACTGGCCCGGCACTGCCATTGATGTGTCGCCAGACGACCCGTACATCTTCACGATGGGCGGCAGGGTGGCCATCCCAAGCACCGAGGCGATCACGGCTTATTGCCCTGAAGGAGGCTCGTTCCGGACCACCGGCGTACGTGGTGACGCGCTCATCCTCTTCACTCACACGAAAGCATGGCGCTGGGTTGGATGGGACTGGCGGGACTTCCAGTTGATAGAAGCCTTTGACACCGGCTGCGACTGCCCGAGGACACTTGTCAATCTGGACGGCGTGATACTGTGGATGAAGGCCGGAAAGATCTATGCCTGCCAGTCTGGAGCGCCGATCCCGCAGGAGGCGTTCACGCAACTGTGGCCGGACGGGTTCCCGTTCTACCAGGGCCTTACCGAGAGAGCGAGCACGCACGCCGTAGGATGGCGCGGAAAGTACGTCGTTCACCAGGTTGGCAAGCAGGGCCAGGACACAGTCTCAAGGACTTTCGTTCTAGACATGACGTCCGGGGTAGCTTATCAGGCACTGCCAGACAACACAGACGTCCGGGTGTTGGCTACCGGGATAGACTACCTGAACAGTACCGACCTGGTCGCTGGCGGTGAAATGCGCAACGATCTTGAGGGATACCCTGCCAATATCCAGTTCCCGGTCCGCAAGGGTGTGTTCAGGCTGTTCCGCGGCTCGTTCAACACGGACATCGAGTTAGTATCGAACCCGATCCCGCTCATCCAGGAACGCATTGACGGCGTTAGATACAAGTCGCTCAGACACCTGTATATCCTGTGCTACAATAACCTCAACTACCCTCAGGGCAACGTCAGCGGTGGGCCGTGGGCAGGGTCGTTCAAAATAGGGGTGCGAGGACTTGCGGGAGAAAGCCCGCAATGGTACGAGCAGGATGTATACCCACTCAAAGGGTATTCAGTAGTCAGGCTGAGCATACCGCAGGAGGTGTGGCCCGGCTCCCCGAATGTTGAGGTGAGCCCGGCGCGCGGCTGGTTGATGCAGTTCAGGATCAGGGGGCGTTTGATGAGTCTGCCAGCCGACAGGATGAATCCGCCTCCTGCGCCATTGGTAGCCGAGCCGCCAGACGCGGCCTTCAGAGTTATCTACGCAATGGCGGACTACGCGCCATTGTCAGAAGATACGCGGATACCGGTGCAACCCCCGGTTATATGAGGAGAGACGTGATGATCAAGACAGCTGGAGAAGCCCTTCATGCCTGGCTTGACCAGGAGATAGCAGGGCCGCACGCCCCACAGATTCTCCCGGCAACGCCGCTTGACAGGTCGTACAAACGCATCATCTACCCGTGGGAGATTGATTTTGTTCAAGAGGGAGGCGACACCAGGACTGAGGCGTATCGCTATGTCACGCCATCTACCAGCGAGGTCTACACATTCCCAATCAAGACGGCAGACCTGAGCGAGTTCTGCGTGCACTGCATCTTCGGCGGAGCAAGCAGCGCAGCGACGGCGAACATGAGGGTGTACGCCACGGTCGGCGCAGGAGATTACAGCGCGGCCTACGACCACCGCCAGCAGATGAACGCGACTGGGCCTGGCTACGATTCTGTCACACTTGACACAGCCCTGACGCCCACGTTTCTGATATTCTCGTCGGCCAATACTCAGCCAGCGTCAAACGCTGAGCGTCGCATGTTCGTGCCACAAGCGATCATTATAGGCATTCAAACCGGTGTAGCGTTGGTGCCTGTGACACTGTTTGTGTATGGGAGATAAAAATGAAACGCCTGGCGATTCTTGGAAACAGCATTGCAAGTGGCGCGTTCGCTTCTACAGCGAAAAACACCCTGCAGGCGCAGTTGCTCAACCTTTTGCGGGCAGGCACCAGCGAGCCGTGGGTGCTTGTGACTCCGCATCAGGATTCAAGTCCGACCATAGGGCATGTCCTGCTACAGTGGATGACCGTCAGGGACCTCAAACCGGACGTGGTATGCATCGCCGGGTTTGGTGAGAACGATTATTCGAGCACCACGGTAAGCTCGATCACAGCACCTCTGCCAATGGGTGCAACCCGCGTGACAACAAACGCAAACGCGGTGCCCGGCCGCGCCTATATCCTGACGGACGGCACAAACGAAGAAATGATCATGGCACGCGTTGTCAGCGGTACCACATTGACGAATATCGTGCGCGGCGCAGGATACACGCAGCAGCGCAGCTGGCCAGCTGGAACCCAGGTCCTGACTTGGGGAAACCTGGACGGAACATACCGCCCGGCAATAGCGAAGGCGTACCGTTACGTGTTGCGCCAAATCGCGTCCGAATGTGACGGGATCGTGGTTGTTGGTGCGCAAAGTGCATGGGCGCCTTCCACGGGCGGGTTCGGCCCTATGTTGCAGGATGCCATCCGGGACCTTGTGAGCCAGGGTCTCTCCAATATCGTGCCTGTCTACTACAAGACAGACGATGGTTCCGAGATGTTCGACGGGAACGAGAATGCATACACGGGGCCGTCGGCACGCCTAACTGCCAATATCGGCACAACGGACACAAACCTGTCGGTAAACCGCATCAGCCTGTTTGTTCCGGGTGAGTATGTGGCGCTGCTTCCTGAAAACGGGCTACAAGGCGACACCAATAGCGAATACGTCAAGATCACCGCCGTGACCGCGCCTTCGACAATCACTGTGCAGCGCGCACAGCTTGGGAGCACCGCAAAGTCTTACAATGCCAACGCAAAGGTAGCCAAGATCTGCCCGCACTACAGCGCGATGCGTGCCAACTTTGCGATCATAGGCACAACGGGCTACCAGACAAGCCATTACTGGAGCATCGGACTTCAGTCAGACAAGCACCCGAACGACCTCGCTTATGTCAACATAGCCAAGCGGTTCTACGAAGGCATCAAAGCCGGGACGAGGCGCAAAGTCCCTTTTTTGTAATAACAACTGAATACGAGTCTCAGGGAGACGGGGGGTCAGGCCCTCCGCCCAATATCCCTGACGCTGCGCCCCAGTCAGTGGCGCTCACGGCGCTCACAGACGGAAGCGGAGACACTTACGTCCCCGTGTTCGCTGATTCGTCAGACCTGCAGGATCGCACGTATGACCTTGGGGAGTTCTGCCCGTTTGGTGTCAACATGCCGAACGACGGCCCGAATCCGCACAGCTACCAGGACAAAGTAGCGGAGCTTATCGGGAAAGGTGTGCGGGGCATCCGCTACGAGGTCCAGTGGGGTATCGTAGAGACTGCCCCTGGCGTATACAGCTGGAATGCATACAGCATAAATAGCGACATTACGTATCTGAGAAATAACGGATGCACCATTGCAATAGAGGCTGGATACACACCGGGGCACAGAACGGGGAACCGCTACAGGGTCTACCCACCGATCAACAGTGTGGACACGCCGCAAGACGTGACGTTCGTCAACGGACAGGCAACGCTGCCGAACGCGCCAATATTCATTGAGGACCGCAACGGAGAACGTCCGGGGCCGTGCCTAATAGACAGTGCTGCGACGAAGTCGTCCGTCTCTCAGCAGCTGCTTTCCTGGGCGCTTGTAGACGAGAACAACAACCGGCAAACCCGGACGTCCTCGCAGGGCTTTGCGGATAGATACTGCGCATACACAGGAAGCTGGCCGATTGACCTGTCCACGCTTGTTGTCGAGGTCGAGACCGGCGCCGGGACCAACGTGTGGGAGACCTGGACGAGGGTTCAGAGGCTCGACTCAAACAGCACGGGAAAGGTCTACTACGCGGACTACACCGGCCGGATAACGTTCAAAGACAGCCGCATGCTGTGCAATGCCACAGCGCCGCAGCCGGGCGCGCGTGTAAGGGCATCGTACCAGTATTACACTGTGGTCTACCAGAGGCCTGTTGAGTACACCGTCGAAAAGCTGACCGGTGTGCTCACAAAGGGAGCGGCAGGCTTCAGTGTGCCCGAGATGGCCAACGACTTCAGCTCAGGCTTCGGTCCGTCCTGGACGTGGTATCAGGACGACCTTGGCCCGGTCCCCGGAGAGCGCGTTTACGACGGATTCCCCGGGCCAGACCTGGAGCAAATCTGGAGCTTTACTGGGACGCAGCCGTCCTACACTGTGGATGGCAAACTGAACATCACCATGCCTGCCTCGGGGGCCTCGGAGCTCCAGTTCCACACCTCTGCGAGTTACTACTCCGACTGGCTCGTCACTGTGGATATGTCCAACGTGACGACGGTATCGGGCTCCGAGGTTGGTCTGGTTGTGCGCATGGACGCGACGAACTATATCCGCGCGTTCATGAACCATAACGGGCAACTGACCCTCCAGAAGGTCGAGGGCGGCGTCTCGACATCACAGACGCTGGGCTGGACATGGTCCAAGAACAGGCGCATCTTCCTCAGAAAGACCGGCAACACATTTCAGGCCTGGGTTAGCGGACTGGAGGACAATCAGAGCTACCTGACAGCCTCATATGCCAACCAGTTTCTGACAGACCTGGTGGGCATGTGGATAAAGTCGGGCGCAAGCGGCTCGACGCTGGTCTCCTTTGACGATTTCTACTTCAGGGGTCCGTGGGAGCTGCCGGTCATGTCTGTGTCCGGGGGCGCGGTCACGGCTGCGATATGGTCCGGGCTGCGCGCCATGTACCTGCAGCCTGTAACAAACGGGACCGCAAACTTCACCATCTCACTGAAGACTTCGATGCCAGCCACGACGGGGGCGAACAGGGCCGCAGTTGGCATCGTTCTGTGGCAGAACGCAGACAACTATGTCAAGGCGCTGCAGATAAGCGATGGAGGGGCAAACAGGAAGCTGCTCGTAGTCGCCCGGCAAAACGGCTCCGACGTCCATAACTTGATGGACGGATTCAACGAGGTCCAGGATGTGACGTTGACGGTGACGCGTGTCGGCGACTCCTTCACTGTGACAATGCGCCCTAAGACGCCGTACGCAACGGACCGCACGTTCTCGATGCCGGGGTTTGCGCCGGTATATGCCGGGATCGCGTTCGAGCACCAGCCGCAGCGCAATCACATGACCGTGACAGTGGACGACTGGAGCGTGACAGGTGGAGGCGCTGGCATCCCCGACAACTGCAAGGTGATGTACCACTACGTGGACCTTCCGGCCGTTCAGGCCTTCGGGGCCGCGCTGGCACAGCAGTTTGGCGACCGCGTAATGCACTTTGAGTACGGCAACGAGGTGCACAACGCCCCGTGGTGGACATGGACCGGGGGACTCGACCTGTACGCCAAATGCCTAGAAGCCTTCTCTGCCGGTGTCAAGAGCGTGCTGCCGCAGGCGAAGGTCCTCAACGCCGGGTGGCCTGACGACCATTCAATCGTTTCGCTGCATTCGAACCTCTACCAGTGGATCAGCAAGAGCGTGTTCGACATAGCCGCCTGGCATCCGTACTGGTTCAGCCGCAACGCTCCGGGGACGTCCTTCGATAACCACCTGCAGCAAATGATCACAGAGCTGCAGCAGGGCAACGACAACGACAAGCCCATTTTCGCCGGGGAGTTCTCCACCCAGTGCGGCATGCTGGCCGCCACAAACCAGGTCACCACCGATGGCCCGAACGAGCGCAGGCAGGCCGAGTACGCCTTTCAGGCTCTGTGCAAGATGTTCAGGACGGGGCGTTACGAGGCCGTCCAGTGGTGGCCCGGCACCGACAGGCATGAACACCCTGTCAATGAGTGGCTGATGCACGGCGCGCATGACGGGCTGTTCAACAACACGCCGGGCCAGACAGGCGTGCCGTTGATGGCGAAGCCAGTCCTTCATATGATCAAGGAGCTGGCGCTGGCTCCCGGCATCATCATTGACCTAGTGACGTACAGCGGCAACACTCCTGTTCCGTCGTCGCGAAAGCACACACTTGGCAGTCTGTCGCTGATTGTGCGCCGCGCGGAGAATCTGCAGACCGTGACCGTGCAGGGCAGCAAGACCGGCTGGCCGCAGGACGCGACCATAAGCCGCGTGTGTGTAGGCCGGGTAGAGACCTCTCAGGTGACCTATGCGACTGTGAACACCTCGTCACCGAATCTTGTGGCAGAAGAGGTGACTATGACATGGGAGCCGCAGCGTTATGAATGGCTTATAACATCCAATGTGAGAGGGAGCCTGGGCGTGGCCCAGCCTGAAGAGTTTTGGACTGCGCCCGGCAACACGTGGAGCATGACGATGCCCCCCGACCCGAACGAAGCAGTCGAGCCCGTACAGTGGGTCATGGAGATTCCCAAAGGCGATGGCTGGGCGGGCGTCGGGCAGTGGGCGAACACTGGCCAGAGCGGAGAGACTGTTATCACAATCCCGCTAAATGGCGAGGCCCGCTACCTGAGGGTCCTCTACACACTATCCGGGCCGATAGAACTCGCAGAAGTGCAAGTCCGGGACAGCGCTATGAGCATCATCAGCACGGGCAAGCTGTACTACTTCGATGGTTGGAGAGGCAAATACCGGGCAAGATGGCTAGCACCATAAAAGACCTGATAGCGCGCTGGGGTGGCGAACCTCTTGCTATCAAGCCAGTGGCCGGGCCTGGCGAAGCCTACGACCAGGCTTTCCGCTATCTGTATCAGCAGGTGGCAGAGAGGGGGTACAGGCCGTCTTTCGAGGCGCTTGAGAAGCACCTTGAGGGGGTCATGGCCAGTGGTGTTATCTTTCTGATAGGCCGCGAGCAGGGCGGGGAAGTCCTGCCGATCGGCGCAGTCGCCATCACGCTCGATGCGTGGGGAGAATGGTATGGTGAGAAGTGGCCGCAGACCGCGGCTTTCGTGCAAGACCTGTACATAGAGCCTGAGCATCGCAGTCCTCGCACGATCATCAGTGTCATAGACGGCCTCATAGGCATAACAAAGCAGATGGGGGCCGACGCGGTGGTGTGGGAGGAGATCAAAGAACACGCATTCTTCGCGCGATACTTTGAGCAGGCATCATACTTTATATTGAGGCACGACGATGGGAAAGAAGCAGTCGTCTCCACCGCCACCGAGTCCGGCCGAATACGAGCAGGCGCGGAATCTGCAAGTAGCACGTGATATCCTGACCGAGCAATGGAATGTGCTTGGCCGCCCCGAGACCGCGCGTCAGGCCTGGAACCTAGGACTGCTTACAGGCCCGGCGGCGGGCATTGCCGCCTTTCTTGCTAATCCGCAAGGCCCCGCCACGACCTCCAATGTGACCGCACAAGACCTCCTTGGACAGCTGCGCGGGGCGCAGGTGACCGGAGGAACCCCTCAGCAGCTGCCGACGTGGAGCACCGTGGGAAGCAAACTCTGGGACGTCAAAGCCGCTGGAGTCCCGATGCGCTTCACCAGCGAAGCTCAGCTGCTGCAGTATGTGGACAACCCTGAGTGGTGGAGCCGATACGGAAGCGACTTCACTAAGGTCATCATGGCCGATGAGGCGCTGAAGAAATACGCGGCCTCACAGGCGCCGCTGCGCGAGAAGCTGGGCCTGCAGGATTACTACAATCAGCTTGTGGGCTCGGGGCCGCAGGTCAACATGGCGGACCTCGGGCAAAAGACGGCTGTTGACCCTAGGGCCTTCGGGTTCGGTCAGACGATAGATGCCCCGACGTTCACTTATCGTGACGTTGACTGGGCGTCTATGCCCCAACTCACGCCGTTCAAAGAGCTGCAGGCTCCCGTGTTCCAGCAGATGCAGTTCGACCCGTCCGGGCGGCCTGTCAACACGGTGGACGCATCGAAGTATACCGGCGTGGACCTGCTGGACACGCTCAAATACATCGAGCAATTCAGCGCAGCGCCGGACTGGCAGGCTGCCGGTCAGAGAATACAGGAGGCAGGCGATCTAGCCAAAGCCGTGAATCTGGAGCAGATAGGCCGCGCCGAAGGCACGATGCTTGATGCCGAAGCCGTCCGGCGCGGTTTGACCGGCTCGACCTTCGCGGGGACGTCACAGGCCGCACTGGACAACTATCTGAGGCGCGAAGGTGCGCGCATGGGTCTGGACGTAGCAAGGATCAGGTCCGAGCTAGAGCAGCGGTTGCGGCAGGAAGGCAATGCCATCACGCAGCTCAAATACCAGATGGACCTAGGTGCGCGCCTCGCAGAGAACGAGCGCAGGATGCGCGAGGGTCAGTTTGCAAACCAGCTGGCTCAGCAGCAGCTTGAGGACTGGTGGAAGACTCAGCAGTTCCAGAAAGAGCTTGTTGACGCCGCTAACCAGCAGGCGATCTACGGCAGTGAGTTTGCGGCCCGCGAACGCGCGGCCCGGCTGGCATGGGACCAGCTCGCATCGCAGGACTGGTGGAGAAAGACAGAGTGGCAGCGCGCCGAGGACATCCAGAGAAACCAGGATGCGATCTTGCGCGCCCAGTGGGCAGCACAGGAAAGGGGGAACCTGCAGGGCCAGTTTGCACAGCTGCTTGCCATGCTGCAGGGTCTTTCCGGAAGCCCCGTGCAACCTGTCCAGACGGCAGCCGCAATGACCGACATCGCTCAGCTTTATGGCCAGCAGGCGGCCCTGGAGTTCGAGCGCTGGAAGGCATCCCGGCCAGATTATTCATGGCTGACGGGCCTAGGGGCGCTCGGGACAGGACTGGGCGACCTAGTGTCTATATGGAAGAAGAAGTAAGATGAATCTCGGAGAAGGACTCCTTGGCCTGCTTGTCGTCCTTGGTTCGGGCGCAGGCCGCTATCGCCAGAACATGATGGAATACGAGCGCCACCGGCAGCAGATGCTGGAAAGTCAGCTGAAGCTGGAGGCGCTCAAGCAGGAGCTAGAGTCCAAGCCGCGCAGCGACAAGTCCTCCGCAATGCAGCGCTGGGAGTCGCTTGTCCAGAAGGGGCGGGAGCTTGAGAAGTCGGAAGGCGTCGCGGCTGCACAGCCTTACTACGATGCGGCAAACGAACTCTCGCGGGAATATGGGCTTCCCTCAGTAAAGCCGTACGGCGCGGTGAAGTCCGGCATTGAAGGCCTGGAAGCTGTAGCGTCCCTGCGCGGCAAGCTGGGCCTTCAGGGGCGCTCGCCGAATGACCCCGACGTCCAGAGCCTGATGAAGGCAACCTGGGACTCCTTCGTGAAGGAGTATCCGCACCTTGGAAGCTATTTCGCGTCCCTGGTGCAGCAATCGGAGCGGCAGTTGCAGCAGCGCCAGCAGCAGCCAGAGCAGCCTAGGCAGCCGTTGCAACTGAGCATCTCGCCAGCAGACTTGTACCAGACAGCTGTCCAGCGCGGTCTTCTGATGCCACCCTCCAGAGGCCCGCTGGCAGCCAGTCCATCCCTGCCGAGCACCGGATCCACGCCCCCATTGAGCCAGCCACCATTGGGGGCGTGGACTCCGGTGCAGAGGATAGCCCCCGGCGTCACGCCTCCGGCTTACGAGCCAGCCGCGCCGCCACTGCAGTCCCCGCAGTCGCCGCTGGAGCCGCAGGCGCCGCCTGAGCCGTTCGTCAAATACATGACAGCGCCTGACCCTCGCGATATCAGGACGAGGCAGCAGGTGCAGCTTGCGGCAATGAGGACGATCGTCAGCCAGCAGTCTATGGGTAGGCTGAGCCCTGAAGGAGCCTACGAGGCGTACAAGGTGATGGTCCCGTGGGACACGGAGACCGACTTCGAGACGTTCAAGACGATCTACAACGACACGCTGGCCGCGCTGGACAAGGCCAATCTGGAGAAGGTCAGGGTTGTAACTGACCGCATAGCTCAGGCCATAGACATGACCGCCAAGGAGTACAAGCTCAAGGTTGACTGGCAGGCCCACAAGAAGGCTTTCGACAATGCGATGCTCGACATAGCTCAGGGCCGCCTCGACCTCGGGTGGGCCAACTTCAGGAACGCAGCCGCGATGCTGGCTCTGGCTATAGACCGGGAGAACCGGCTAGATGTTCAGGCTACCAACGCCCTTGCTGTCAGGTACGCTCAGCTTGGCATGGAGGCTGAATTGTATGAGTCCACTAAGGACCTGGGGCCGGTCTACCGGTCAATGTCCGACGCCTTCAGGGCCATAGCGGCCCGAAAAGAGATGCAAAGATCCGGAGGCCCTTCCGCCCCTGGTGCCCCGGTGAGCCAGAAGGGGGCACCTTCGGGTGCCCCCACAGCACAGCCTAAGCTGCCGGGCGCGCCGGAAGAGGCTGCAGCCAAGAACACGGCCTGGGCGCGCAAGCCTGGAGAGACGGCCAAGCAATACATCCAGAGGGTCATGTCAACGCGCATGTCCAAGACCGACCCGCGCCCCCTGGTCAAGCCAGAGACTGTCGCCGGTATGCGCAAGAAGGGTTGGACCGACGAGCAGATAGCGAACGCGCTGGAGTTCATGCTGGGGCCTGAAGAGCGATGAGGCGGCAGAACGACTACGACTACGACGACATTGAGCAGTTCTTGAAGGATATGAGCTTCGGGCCATACAGGGTGCCCGAAGTGTGGCAGGAAGAGCCTGTAGAAAAGCCGCTGCCCGAATCCCTCAAAGAGCTGAAGCGCCGCCCCGGAGAGACCATAGAGGACATCCTGACGCGCGTAGGTGCTATGAGCACGGTTGCGCCGGAAGGAGCGGCCAAGCAGGAAGCTCAGATGAAGAATCTGAAGCGCCGCCCCGGAGAGACCATAGAGGACGTCCTCATACGCAATAAGGTCATGACTCCGAGGTACGGCAGCTTCTCCCCCGAGACGCAGCAGCGCCTGACAGAGGCGATAGAGAAACGTCTCGGCGCTCCGTACAAGTTCGGAGCACCGGGCGGCGCTGACAGGAACACCCCTTATGACTGCTCCAGCTTTGTTCAGTGCGTGTTCGGTGACCTTGGCCTGAAGCTGCCGCGGACGACAAAGGAGATGGAGAAGACCCTTACACGCGTTGGCGAGGCCGAGGCTCAGCCGGGCGACGTGATCCTGTTCCGCAGGCCTAAGACGGGCGAGGTGTTCCATGCCGGGATCTACCTTGGCGGCAAGAAGTTCGTCCATGCCGCAGCAGGCGGACGCCGCAAAGTAATCTACGACACACTCGACGCCCCGTATAACAAGAAGCACTTCGGCGGGTTCTACACCGTCAGAGACAGGCTGGAGCAGTTCAAGGAACCGCTTCCCGAGTTCAAGCAGCCGCCAAAGTTCGAGAAGGTCAGCGAGTATAAAGGGCCTCAGCTAAGCGAGCAGGCCAAGCGGTTGATCGCAACGTGGCGGGTCAAAGCGGAGCCGTGGGAGGGCCTGGACGAGCTGATGGCCGACGTCAAATACGCCGGTTTCAAATGGAACCCGGAGGCCGTCAGGCACGCATATCTGACGGCGCGCATCAGCCGGGACATCGTAGAGAACGCCGACAAGGTAAAGAGCCCACTTCTGGACGCGCATAGCATGCGCCTTGGCCACGAACGCCTGACACCGCCGGGAAGGCCGCGGCAATTTGTGGTCCCGCCGCCCGAAGGCGCGATGCTGCCGCCGCGGCCTGATGAAAGTCTGTGGCATGGCGTCAAACTGCCGAGCCCCACGCCTGCGCAGCTGCAGGCGGAGGCCGAATCTCCGGAGCGGGCGTGGATGCAGGCAGCCGCCATCACGGCGGCCACCATCGGCAGCCTCGGCGTTGGACCGGCCGTTGGCACGGCAGGCGGAGCGGCTCGCTTTGTGGCAGGCCCGGCTGGAACGATGCTGGCGGAGCAGGCCCCGCTGCTTACGGCAAGGCTTGCTGCGCGTGAGATGGCGCCGGAAGTCCTGAAGCGGGCGGCGCAGTACATGATCGCCGGAAGGGCGGCGCAGTCCGCGGCTGACATCGTCACCAACAAAGTGCAGGAGGTCTACAGGTCGGCCGTAAGCGACGCGGCAAGCCTGAAAGACGAGCGGCCGCCTAAGGGACCTGTAGGCACGGCGGTGAACGCGTTCCTGGCAGGCGGCCTGAACATCGAGGCGGCCCTGGCATACAAGCGCGGCGACTACGAGGAGGCCGCGCGCCTGGCCGCCACGGCAGACAGGATGGGGCGCGCCAAAGGCGTCGAGGAGATAAAGAAGAAAGGCCTGGACCCGACACACCTGGACTGGTGGAAGTACGCCCTCGGGAACTGGGGGCAGGGCATATGGGACCTCACGTGGGAACAGCTCGGTCAGCAGGTTCCTGAGATCGCAAGGTCCCCTGTCGCCGGTATCGTCGGCGCTGTCCTTGGCAAAGCTACCGGTGTCGGGGGCATCGCCACAGGCCTTGCCGCAGGCGCACTGGGACAGGCACGGTCCGAATACGCCATTGATTCCGCTCTTGAGGAGTTCAACTACCTGCGCGAGCATGGGGTGAACGTCAAGGACGCGCGGGCGTTGCGGTGGGCAGCCGCAAACCCGACGTTCAGGCGCAAGGCCGAGGAGTACGGGCACATTCACGGTCAGACAACCGCTGCCCTCGGCGTCCCCGGAAGCCTGGCCACTATGGGTCTCGGGGCCTGGGCCGCAACGCCCGGCATCTCGATGCTGCAGAGGCTCGGGCGCGGCGCGCTGGCCACAACGGCCGGTGCGGTTGCCGAGTCCGGACAGGAGCTGGGGGCGCAGCTGGCCGTAGGCACGCCGCTGGCATCTCGAAAGATGGCCGCAGAGGTGCTGTCTGAAGGACTCCTGGCAAGCGGCGGAGCCGCAGTGACTGCCCTTACAGGCGCTGCCATCGGCAAGCTTGGTGGCCAGTATGCTCAGCAGGCCGCAGAGGCCGCGCTTGAGGAAGTCACCGGCGAGAAGCGCAGGCCAGCCCCGGAGTTCGTGAAGCCGCCGAAGGGTCATGCATTCCGCGACAAGGACGGCTACGGAGTCAACTTCGAGGGGGTGCAAACATCGGAGCGCTGGGCCGACATCAAGGAGGCGCTGGCCCAGGGCGAGTCAAGCGAGGCGTTTACACGCGCCTATCTCCGCAAGATCCTGCGCTCTGTGCCCGGCGGCCAGCACGTCGAAGTAGACGTCGAAACCGTCCCGAACGGTGTCAGGGTCAAGACCGAAGGCGGCAGAACGTTCACAATAGAGGCGCGAGACGACGAGTTCTTTCGCAGGGCTGTCGAAGAAAGCCGCGAGGCGTACGAGCGTTCACGCGAAACCATCAAAAACGCCGCAGATCTTCCACCTGCGTTCACAGATATCACAGACCCGAACAATCCCCGCGTGTTCGTCAGGATGGAGAACCCTGACACCGTGGATATCGGGGATGTGGCGCATGAGATCTACCACGTGATGCGCCATGGCGGGCTTGTCACGGACGACGAGCACATGGCGCTTGCGAAGGTCGGGGCGCAGAAATACGGCCTGTCAGTCAACTGGGCGAACTCTCAGTCCGTGGACGAGGCCGCGGCCTACACAATGACCTACCTTGCGCGCGAGATGGCGCGTGGCGGCTCGGCGCCGGTAGTCGTGAGGCGCGTAGCGGACTTCATCCGCGCGCTATACAAGCCCGAGTTCCGCACCTACAGGCAGTTCAGGAGTCAGTGGGCCAGCGGAGGCGTGCAGGCGCGCGAATGGAGCCCGGAGGCGGCCGCACAGGCAGAGACCGGTCCAGAGGCAGCTGCCTCCGGGCAAGCGCAGCCCGGCCAGGGGTGGCGTCGGCCCGCTTCGCCGCTTGCTCCGCGTGATATCGGGATGCCAACGCCGCCCCCGATGTACGTTGGCCCTCCGATCAACGTGCCGCGCTGGCAGCCCGGCCAGGTGCCTGAAGGGGCCACCACGACGGACCCGTACGAGATCAGGCGCAGGGAACGGCTTGAAGAGATGAGGACGCTGGCCGTCCCTGCCACTGACTCGTCCCGGAGGTCAATAATCCAGCGCCGCGCCTTTCCGCGAACCCTGGACCTCGGCCCGTATGTGGCGGAGGCGCCCCGCGGACAAAGGACGAACGGTCCGGCGTACAGCGTAAGGCTCAAAGAATCACAGACTCCTGTTGCGCGGCAGCTGTATTATGACGAGGCCAGGCTTCTGGGTGAGTTCCTGAAGAAGGCTGCGCCTGACGGCGCGATAACGCCGGAGGTGGCCACGCGGTTTGCGGAGCAGGCTTCGCGCGATGTAAGCGGCACGCAGGACTACGTGGCGCAGGCGCTGCTTGCGCACGCAGGTGTGGCGCAGCAGCCCCGATACGCCGAGGAGGCCACACAACCCGAGCCGCAAAAACCCGCCCCGGCGGAGCAAGCGCCGTCAGAACTGGATAAGCCGTCGCGCTTCACAATGGAGCCTGTGCCGCCGGAACAGAAGGAGACGCAGCCGCAGCAGCCCGCGCAGCCCGCAGCAGAGCCGGAGAAAGCGCCGGAGACGCCCGCAAAGCTCCCGCCAGTGCAGGTGCGCAAGGTCAACGAATACCGGACAGAGGTCGGCCATCTTGACCTCCCGGACGAGGAGGTGCCTTACACCTACAGGGGTGTGTACTTGAGGCCGACGTGGTTCGACGATGAGCAGTTCGAGCAGGGCGTCAAGACGATCAGGGACTCGATTGAGCATTATGCGCGCGGCCCCTACAAAGCTGTCATAGACAACGACTTCAATCATCTCAAACTGTCAAGACGCCTGACACCTGAGGAGCTTGGCCCCGCAGGCCTCTACGAAGACCCTGACGCCGGAAGATTCCGCAAGGGGCAGAAGTTCTTCGTCCGGTCGCGGGATGGCTTTTATTACAATGCCGTCTACACCCTGGTCCGCGATACGGGTGTGCGCGAACGCGGAGAACGTGTGTATCAGCTCAGGCTGAACGCAGCAAGCTGGACTGACAACCCGCGCGGAACGACCGACTTCCGGGCAAGCGAGCTGGTCCCTGTGACGCGAGCAAACGCCGAGGTTGTGAGAAGGGGCGTCGTCGCAGAGAACCGGGACTTTCACCCGAATGTCAGGGCGTATCTGGACAGGTACTTCGCAAGGCATCCGGAAGGCTGGTGGTCCAGGCTTCCGGGCGAAGAGGCCGAAAAGGCACCGCCGCGAACTGAGGCAGAGAAGCCTGCAGAGAAGCCTGCAGAGAAGCCTGCAGAGAAGCCTGCAGAGAAGCCTGCAGAGAAGCCTGCAGAGAAGCCTGCGGAGAAGCCTGCGGAGAAGGTCTCCAGACCCAGCCCCGACAGCATGGAGGACAGGGAGGTCCGGATTGACGAGTGGGTAGACCCAGGCAGTATCAAGGTGCACCCCGAGATTCAGTTCAAGACGGGCCTTGTGGACCTTGAGAACAGGGTCACGGATACGCTGCGCGGCACGGACGTCTTCTTCGTTGATCAAGCCCGGCAGCTTGACGTCTGGGAGCGGGAAGACGGAACGCGTTACGTGGTTCACGGGCACCACAGGTTGGACCTGGCCAAGCGCGCAAAGCGGTTCCTCATAGAGCGCCCGACCAGCGACCCCGACAACCCAATAGAGCTGGTCGAGCAGAAAGACCGCAAGATCCCGATACGCATTCTAAGGGAGTCCGACGGCTGGACGCTGGAGAAAGTGCGTGGCTGGGCCGCCGTGTCGAATATCAGGGCGGGCCACAGCACGGCACTGGACGCCCTGAGAGCTTTGCGCGACCTCAACATGGATATGTCGCGCCTGCAGGAGCACGGCATCAGCCTGAGGATGGGCATCGCGCGCAATATCCGTGGCCTTGCCAAGCTGTCTGACGAGGCGCTGGCAAACGTTGCGAACGGCGCTGTCTCGGAAGACGTCGGCGCTGCCATCGGCGACTACGTGTCAGACCATGACCTGCAGCTGATGGTGATGCGCGGCATCATGCAGACCGAGATCACCTCGTACCAGAAAGCAGCGCTGTTCGCACAGGACATCTTGCAACAGCACGAGATCCAGAGGACCGGGCCTGGGTTCACCGGCGGAACAGGGCAGATGGTGCTCGATGAGGCCTGGGCGCAGACTCTGGCCGACGTCGAGGCCGTGGTGTATCAGGTCAAGGAGGTGCTGGCCAAGAAGGCCCGCCAGTACAGGGCCGCAGTCCTTGCCCCTACCGACGTTGAACTTCTCGAAGGAGAATCCATCAAGGCCGAGGAGCGCAAGGCAGAGGCCGAAAGCGTGGCAAGCTCGAACAGGCACATCCTGGACAAGGTCAGGATGCTGTTCAACCTGGACAGGGACCTGGACGAGCGCGTCCGGCAGAAGATTCGCGACGGCATCAAGATAGACAGGGTGCCCACGCCCTCCGAGTTGGCTGCAGAGTTCTTCCCTGAAGTCCTGGACAAGTTGCGCCTGAGCATCGCACAGCTACAGGAGCAACAGCGGCAACGTGAGGCGGAAGCCGCAAAGAGACAGCAGGATCAGGCCGGTCAGCAGTCCATGTTCACGGTCCGCGAGGCCGCCCCTGAAGCCAGGAACGCCGTCCAGACATACGCGCACTTGCCTCGTGTGGGCGCACGCGACGGAGCATACGAGCTTCCCGCGGCTCCTCCGGTGATGGTGGCATCTGGCGGCCTAGGTATTGCCGATGCTGTGGCCTCCATCGCGTCCGTGCGCGAAGTGCTGAAGGCCCGTCGCGTGCCTCAGTCTGTCATTGACGCCCTAGCCGGGCCGAACCCTGAGATTGACGCATTTGAGAAGTCGCTCCCGCTCGGGACACGCCGCCTGACGCTGAAAGATATCCCCGGCACCTCCGGGCTGGTCAGGCTGGCTAGGGGAATCGGCGATATACCGGTCAACATCACGGTCCTGTCTGACACGTCTGCCGCCAGAGGCGGTTGGGACCTGACTCCCACGATGGCCCTGACGCCGGGTTCTGCCTCGCGTGACGGGGGCCATGTGTTGAACGTGTACATCACCCGCCACGCGCGCTCAATGCTGCCGGGAGCAACCCTCAGGACCGCCCTGCAGGCCGCCGCCATGAGGGAGCTTGGCGCTGACGCATGGCTGCAACGGGCGTCCTCCGGCAACCGGTTCGGGGTGGCTTATCTGTCGGAGCCGGGCAGGCAGGTCATCGGGAGAGCCCCCGACGGCCGCACGGTCGAGAGTGTGCGCGAAACTCTCGCAGAGTGGACCCGCGACAAGCGTAAGAAGTTCCCGGTGTCCGAGCTTAGCGACGCGCAGCGCAGGGCGATTCGCGCCAACTGGCTGGACCACACAAGCCCGCACCATACTGCGGCCAAATATGTCCTGAAGATGTTGGCCAAGGGTGCTCCGGCCGAATACGAAATGATCACCGGCCGCCAGTCGCCGCTGGCCACACGGGAGTACCTGTTTACGCTTGCAGGGGAAAGGGCGACTCGGGGCTACACCGACGACTATGCGGAGTTCAGCTCCTTCAACCAGGACGTACTTGCTCGCTTCGGACACTCTCTAGAGCGAGGGCTTGTGCGAGCCAAAGAGCTCGAGGCGCAGGGCGTTCCGCAATCTGAAATATACAAACAGACAGGGTGGCGAAGGCAGAACAACGGCCACTGGGCGACAGAGTACTTAGGGCAGAGGAAAGAATGGCACCTGCCGAGCGCAGTCAAGGAGCTGCGAAGCGGCGACAGTGTGAGGCTTGGCGAGTTGCTGTTCACAGACGAGTACGAGCGTCTGTATCCAGGAGTGGCGGCCACCAAGGTCACTGTTGTTCCAGGGTTCCCGCAAAAGCTCGTCGGGGTCGTGACAAAGGTCGAAATGAACCCGCTCGGCGACGTTGACTGGGCACGGACCGAGATTCGCGTGCCGGAGCCCATGATCACAAAAGGCGACTTCGAGCCAGAGCATATCCTGCCGCACCTGCAGTCGCTCATTTCCATCCACGAGGGGTGGGTGCCACCGCCGCAGTGGCATATGATAGGCGATCCTGACGTCATACGGGATGCCTACATGCTGTACGCGTCCAGGCACGAGCGAATGACCACCCCTATGCGCTATGCGCATGTGGCCTGGTCGCCGGAGAGCCCGCCCCTTCTCAAGAAGGTGATCGGCTCGGACACTGTAGGGTTGAAAGTCCTGGCGGCTGCCGGGTACCCCGGACAGGAGATGGCGCTAAACCCGTACGGTCCGCGCGGGTTCCAGTGGCTTGAGGCGCTGATCGCCCACGACCCTGAGGCAGAAAACAGGCTGATGGAGCTTCGGGCTACAGCTGTAAAGCAGCATCACACCAAAACCCGTGTCAGCGCGATCATGCCTGAAGTGTCGTGGATGTACGGCGAAGACCTGGGGAACATCCCGGTATGCATACTCACAGACATAGCGTCGTCGGGCGTCATCGGCATACACTACAAGCGCCTTGGTGGTGTAGAGGCCGTGCAGCCGAGCGGTCTTGCGGTATACCTGGGTGTTGGCCCCGGACGCGAAGAGGCTGCGCGCGCGGCAGATATTCTCGGCCAGCTCGTGATGGCGGCAAAGGTGCTGCAGGGGATTCCGTGGTCGGAGGTTCCCGCGGTCAAGACGCCATCGGTTGCCCGCAGGTTGTTCACCGCAGGCCAGGGCAGCCTGTTCGGCAACGACGAGCTGGAAGACCTAGTGGGGTTCGGCAGCATACAGGACTATGTCCCGTTGGCCCCGCTGGCTGCCGACACGGACATAGGCGCGCCATATACGCGCTACAGCACCAAGCCTCAGGAATACCCGTACGGAGCCATCCGCACCGGGACCCCGCTTACCGTGGAGGCGATGAAGGCCCACAAGCTGATAGAGCGCCCCTTCGGCTGGCCTATGGGTCAGGCAATGGTAGGCCAGAGAGCGATCGAAGGGGCAGCCGGTATGTCAACCGTCTGGAGATATGCCGGTGACGGGAAGTGGCAGCGCTTCGAAGGTGGCAGGTGGGCAGCCCCTACATCTCTCCCGGCGGACCAGGTGCGCAGGTTCATTCCCTATACGGACAAGAACATCCAGGTCCTTGAAGCCGTCGGCAACACGAAGGTGCCGCGCGTTACGCAGGCCAGACTGCAGTACCAGTCGGTGCAGGGGAGGCTGTTCACGGTGCGCGACCGGACGCCGGACGCATTTGCCACCCCGGACCCGGCGATAACCGGAAGCACCGCCTTCAAGAGGTGGTTCTCCGGGTCGGTAGTCAGAGACCGCCAGGGTAGGCCTCAGGTGTTGTTCCAGAGCGCTGCCGCGGGCGCAGCTGCGCTAGCGCGGGGTCACAAGGGCCTGAAGGTGTACACGACCCCGTCGCCGGTGGATTACATCAGGTCTATTGCAAACGCCGTGGACGTGAAGGTCGGGCCAAGGATGTTCGTCCCGGCGTCAATGGTGTGGAACAGTCTCACCCCGGAGGCCAGGAAGCGCGTGGCCGCGCTGGCCCGCAGACTGGCGATAGGCCCCGACAACGAGGCAGCGCTTGCGCCTGAGGCCGTGGAACTGACCACGTTCGAAGCCACGCTTGAGCACACAGGCGGCGACCCCATCATAGCCGCGCTGACTGAGGTCTTCGGCAAGCGCGAGGTGCCAGACTTTGAACCAAGGAAGATCGTTGATGCCCTTCGCCTGCTTGGCCTGGAGGCCACGGCCTTCAACCCGGACGCGTATCGCGGCGATTATGTCCCAACCCTGATCAGGATAGAGTCCCCGGTCACCAATGAAGACCTGCAATCCGGGACTTCCGAAGTCAGGCGTGTGCTGAGTGCCGCCGCAGTGACACCGGCGCGCAAGAAGGGGCTGGCCGATGCCCTTGCCCGCCTTGCGGCCGGAGACGCCGGGGGTATAACCGGCTGGATGGTGGAGGCCCTGCAGGATATGGGCCGCGACGGGTTCTACCTGCAGATTGGCGGCAAGCCGATGGCCATACCGTTCTGGGCATCTCAGGTGAGACTGGCGGTGCCGCCCGGAGACTGGGCCATACCCGGCACGCAGCCGGAAAGATTGTTCAGCGCCGACACGAAGATGATCGTCACGCACGGCACGTCCAACGTGATGCCGTCGGCCCCGGCGTATATGTATGGCTGGAAAGGGCTTGTGATGCCCTCGCTGGCGATACATCGCCCCGGAAAGACTCCCGACATCGGGACGGTGACCCTGATCGCGGACCCGAAGCTCATCCCGTGGGACGACGACAGGCTCTACGTGTACTCAGGCGACGCTTACACCCCGGTCCCTTCAATGCGCGAACCTCTGCGCAGTGCGATCGTCGGGCAGTTCAGAACCAACTATCGTATGCCGTCCGCGACGTTTACTCCCGGACAGTCGGCGTATGACGTAGTGACCGGGCAGCCAGAGTACAGGGCGGCGGTCAACGCCCTGCGCGGGGATTACGGCATAGACATCCTGACTCCAAAGCCTGACGGAGAGAGCCGCATTGGCCAGCCTGAGTATTCGTGGGTGTCCCTGCTGCTGTCGCACGACTTCCCCGAAATTGCCGGTAAGCTGGCCGACGTTGCGGACCCCGCCAGGACATTCAGGTGGCGCACCGACGCATCACGCGCGGTGGCCGGGCTGGCGCTTGAGACGGCCGAAGCTGCAGCAGGCCGCGCGGCCGTCCTGGCGGCTGGACTGAGGCTGTCCGATTTTCCGCCGTTCTTCAAGAAGGGTGAGGGGGTTAGAGAGGCCCGCGGGATACTGAAGCGCATAGCCGCCCTGAAAAAAGACATCAGACGCTTCCAGATTGAGTGGAATGCTGGCACCGCATATATGCAGATGCCGCAGGATGCGGCAGAGCACGCAGGAAAGACACTGGCCGAACTGACGCGGATCGCACGCGACGGCTTCGAGCTGGCCAGGAAGCACGAAGACATCCTGGACGACTTCCTGGCGTCTGTCATGCGCTTTGTGACCTATAACACGCCGTCCGAACTGGTGACAGCCGATAACGTCGAGGGTCTGTACCGCGTCACGCCGGAGATCGTGAACGCCTATGCGGCGCGCTACAAGACGGTGGCCGGAAGGGTTCTCGCGGCCACCGCGGGTGTCAGGCCAGACCAGGACGTTGAATCTTTGGTCACGGTGGAGCACTGGATAAAACCCCTCAAACGACTGAAAGGCCTGAAAGACGTCAAGGGGCGCGCGCCATACCTGATGCCCTCGGACGTCCCCGGCGCTACGTCCATACCGATTGACTACGAGATGCGCGGCGCGATGGAGTTCCTGCGCAACCTGCAAAGGCAGGGCGAGATAACAGAAGAGGACGCTGAGAGGGTATCCGACCATGTAGCGCGCATCTGGGATGAGGCGATGCTGCTGCTGCCGCACAGGGAGTTCGACGCCGCCCGGACTGCGGAAGAGGTTATTAGCAACAGGATCCCGAGACCGGTGCTCAACAGGTATGGCCCGCTTGTGTATCAGACGCTCCTGGCGGAGATAGAGAACCAACAGCAGATGTACGCCGCCCCTTACTTCGAGGCGAAGTACATGGGCCATATGCCGCTCAACGTCTTCAAGCTGGCAATCGCCGGGACAGAGACAGCGCGCACCGACCTGAAGGCAGCGCTGCGCCGGGCTGGCATCGAGCTCATTCCTTACAGGGAGCGGGAGGGGCACAGGGCAAGGCAGACGGCTGTCGAAGAGGCTGCGGCGCGCCACGACTTGATCTTCTGGACGGCCGGAGACCCTCCGCCTGACGATGGCACCGTGTTTGTCTACCGCGGCTCGCGCAAGGAGATGGAAGACGATCTGCGGATGGGCAAGCGCATCAGCTCCATCAATGTGAAGCTGATTGACCTCTCAATGGCGTCTGACCCGGACAGGGTGCTGGACGAGTTCCGCGCGTTTGCCCGCAAGCAGGCCGAGGACATCAGGGCTCCGCAGAGTTGGAACAAGACCCGGATCCTTGCGCTGGCGGCCGCCGCAGACCTGACGCCCGAGAGGATGCGCCGCCTGCTTGGACGCCCGGTCACGGCAGCCTCGCCGGAGGAGCTGATCGCCGTCTACGGAGTGATGCTCAACCTGAGAGAAGAGGCTCACGCAGCAGCGGTCACCTACTTCAACGAGCCGACGCTTGAGAACGCAAGGGCAATGGCAGAGGCACAGCGTCAGTACGAGCTGGCCTGGATGCTGGCCGACGCACAGACGCGGCGTGCAGGACAGGCGCTCAACGCCCTCAAGATGATCAAGCGGGCGTTCGACTCGCAGGAGCCTGCGGCTATCGTGGCACAGCGCCTGATGGAGATACAGGGCCACATCACAGATATGCAGATGATGGCCATACAGCAGGCCAACGGAGACCCGGTAGAGCTGCGGAAGCTGCTGGACCGGGCCATGGACCTGCAGCTGCGCTTCGGAGACAAGCTCCACGCCATTCAATACTGCGCACTGCTGTCGTCCATAGGCGCTCATGCGGCCAACCTGTATGGCAACCTGTTCCACTGGTTCCTTACGGAATCGGTCACCAAGCCTGTGGCCGGTGTGCTTGATGCCGCGGCAGGTGGCGACCGCTCCCGGTACGCAGGTGTCAACCAGCTGACGGCGATATACGAGCTGGCCAGCACGAAGGCCGGGCGCGTAGAGCTTGTGAAGATGCTCACCGGCGCAGTGCATTCGGCGCGTGCGGCATTCCGGTTCGGGGCTGACCAGCAAACCCTGGACAAATATGAGCTGCGCTGGATCAAGGACCTCCCGAACATCAGGGTCGGAGACAAGGAGTACGTCAACCCGATCAACTGGCCAGGAAGGGCGCTTCTCGCATCGGACTCGATGGCGCGCGCGATCATCACGCGCCTCTACATCGAAGAGATGGCCATGTCCTCGGCGCGGGCATACTTCGGGCGGCGCGGCATCAAGCCGACGCCTCAGGAGTACGCGGCATACATAGCCGAGACCCGCGCGAAGCTCGCGATGGACCCCTACACCACAGAACAGGCCAACGAATACGCCGACGACATCCTGTATACGAAACAACACCCGACGGGATTCGTGGGCCAGTTCTTCAACCTGGTGGAGGAGTCCGTCTGGGAGGGTATCAAGCCGGTCAAGTTTGTGGTCCCCATCAAGAACGTGGTGGTGAACATGGCGCGGGTGAGCGGCCAGTACACACCGCTGGGGTTCATCGAGTTCCTGCTCAGGCACAAACACCTGAACAGGCGCCAGAAGACGCTGCTGCTGTCGCGGGCCATTGTCGGCACCGCCTTCATCACGGGGGTGCTTGCGATGCAGTCCGCGGGGATGATCCAGTTGGTGGGCGAAGGCCCTGACCCGGCGCTGAGCACCGAGCGCCTGCGCCGCAACCTCGGGAAGCGCGCCTGGACTATCAGGATAGGCAACATCTATATCCCACTGCAAGAGTTCGGTCCGCTGGCTATGGCGATGTATTTCGCCGCAGGCTGGACACAGGCCGTGAAAGAGGGCAACACGCCGCTTCTGTCCGGATTTCTGGCAATGTATCAGGGCCTGCTTGAGACCACGTTCCTGCAAGGCATCTCAAGCTTCATGAAGGCGCTGAGCGACGGCGGAACCTGGGTGGAGCGCACAGGCAGCAACATCCTGAATCAACTGATTCCCTACAGCGGCTTGCTTGGGAACATAGCGACGGCGGTCCATCCCGTTGCCCCGTTCCTGCAACGCAGGCCCGAGGAGCGCGAGGTTCATGCAATAGCGCGGCGGCTGGCTTCGAGATTCCCGGTCATACGCGGGATGCTGCCACAGCAGATTGACCCGTTCGGCCGCCCGGTCCCGCAGGAACCGACAGGACTGCGCGCCTTCTTCCGCATCGCCGGGATGCGCTACAAGGAAGACCCTGTGGTGGACGAGCTGCTGAGGATTCGCTATGGCCCGGCCTACGTTTCGTCTATTATGACGATCAACAAGAAGCAGTACAGGCTTTCTTGGGAGGAGTGGCTGCAATATCAGAAGGAAGCCGGTCCGCGGGTATACAAAGCACTAGAGGAGCTATTCAACAGCGAAGACTACAAGAACGAGTCAGACGA